GTACGCCTGACCATAAGTTCCTTACTACTAAGGGTTGGGTTGAGGCTAAAGACTTGTTAGGGTGTGTTTTGATATGCAGAAAAGAGCTATCAGAAGGCAAAGCGGTATTGATGACGAGACAAGATGTTGCAAAGGCTGCAACGAAGAGTATAGGACAAACAAATACTCACCCCGCTTGTATTGTAAAAGAAGTTGTCAGTATTCCAAATGAGGATACCTACTGTCTAACAACAGATAACTTTGGCTGCTTCTCATTAGCTAATGGGTTGGTTGTGTCAAATTGTGATGCCCTTGGCTATTACATAGATTACCGTTTCGACCTTATCAAGCGAGAGGTTAAAACACTAACATTGAATTGGGCATATTAGAGGTAAGCCAATGACGTTTACGTTACGAGATAGTGAGATATACCACCCAGATTATTCTGAAAAGATTTCTGAATGGGATTTAGTAAAGGATGTTCTGGCTGGCAAAAAGACTATTGATAGCAAAGGCACCACCTACCTCCCAACACCTTCAGGCAGGACAGAAGCTGAATATGCCTCATACCAGCTTAGGGCTGTTCTGTATAATGCCACCAGCCGAACCCTAGATGGTTTGTTAGGCGCTGTATTCCGAAAGGATAGCAAAGTGGTGTTGCCTGCTGGCTTGCAATATCTAGCACATAACACAGATGGTGAAGGCTCTAGTATCACACAGTTTAGCAAGAAGGCTGTATCAAACATATTGGCCTTTGGGCGTCATGGGCTGCTTGTAGACTACCCACAAGCTCAGGGCATATACACCCTAGAGGATGAACGCAAAGCAGGCTTAAAGGCCCGTATACAAAGCTACACACCACAAAGCATAGTCAACTGGCATACAGTGCGTGATGGTGGATTACAGAAGCTGGTGGCTGTGATGATTAAAGAGCCGAACATAGTTAATTCAGGCCATTATTTTTCTGCTCAGGAATCCTATGTGTATAGGCTGTTAGAGCTGGATGCTGAGGGCTTCTACCAGATAACTATTCTTGAGCCTGTAGAGGTGTTTGATAAGTCTAAGGGAATCAAGACAACATCATACAACCAGAAGGGTGAAGTGATTAAGCCTAAGCTACCTAATGGTAAGCGGCTCTCGTTTATTCCGTTTGTGTTTGTAGGCTCTATGTCAAACACCCCTGAAATTGACAAAGCCCCTTTGTATGACTTGGCTGTTCTAAACTTGGCTCATTACAGAAATAGTGCAGACTATGAGGAAGCCTTGTTTATGATTGGGCAGCCTACGCCTTGGATTACTGGCCTGTCTGACAAGTTCATAGAGGACAATCAGGGTAGCTTACGGATAGGCTCTAGGGCTGGCTGGATGCTTCCTGAAGGTTGTGAGGTGGGATTGCTAGAATCTAAAGCCGAGAAGAATTTGTTACAGAAAGGCATGGAGCTAAAGGAAGTTGAAATGCTTGGCCTCGGTGCAAAGATTGTACAGGATAGCTCTTCTAGTGGCTCTGAAAGCACACAGAACGTATTACTGAGGCGGTCTAGTGAAGCTAGTCAAGTGTCTTCTATATCATCAAACGTAACAGCAGCAATCACCCAATGCTTAGTGTGGGCAGCTCTGTGGATGAATGAAGATCCAGATGATATTCAGTTTGAATTGAATAGAGATTTCTTTAGCACAAGACTATCACACCAAGACGTAGCGGCTTTGGTATCAGCTTGGCAGGGTGGAGCTATATCACACAAGATATTACTTGATAATTTTAGGCGTGGTGAGATTGTTGGTGAGCTAGTCACTGATGAAGAAGTGCGGAATGACATTGACGAAGAAGAGCCTGCACTAGGGTTTGTAGGAGCTGATCAGCCAGAGGTGATTTAATGCTAGATATTGATGAAGTCATTAAGCACCAGATTGACCTAGAGCTATTTAAGAAGTCTGTTAACAGGGAATTAGCAAGCAAGCTAACGCCCCTGATAGATGATGTATCTTTAGCTCTAAGCCAGATAGACGGAACTAAGAAGGCTACGAATGCAGCATTAGTAGAAGTGAATAAGTTGATTGATGCCGCCTTCCTTCTGATTGAAACTGATTTGCTAGAGACTATGCGTGATTGGCTAACCGATGAAATTCCTTGGGTGGCTTATAAAGAGGAATTGCCCATTGAGGATGAAGAAACAAACATCCTGATAGCATCTATTCTTGCTGGCTTGATAAGGGGTAGAACGTCACACCAATGGCTGCTGGGCATGGCTTCCAGCCTAAAGGCTAAGATACGCTCAGGCGTATTAGCAGGCTTGTCAGATAGAACGCCATTGAATGCCATTATACGAAGCGTTACAGGCACTAAGGTGAATGACAGACGGGATGGCATGTTTGGTATTGTTGGAAGGGATATAGCCAGCATAGCAAGCACAGGCATTCAGGATGGGGCTAACCAAGCTAAAATTGGGGTTTGGTCAAATGCAGGCATTAAGAAATATAGATGGATTAGTGTGCTGGATAGCAGGACAACAGCTATATGCCGAAGCAGAAGTAATAAGATATATACAGTGGGAGAGGGACCAGTGCCCCCAGCCCACATAAGGTGTAGGTCAACTATAGTTAGATATTCTCCTAATGATACTGTTCCGACAAGCTACGATGAATGGCTTAGGGAACAGCCCATAGGTGTGATTGTAGACGTTCTAGGCAAGGCCAAAGCTGCTTTGTATCTGAACGGCAAGATTACACTAGATAGTTATGTAACACCAACAGGCAAGGAACTCACCTTGGCTGAAATCAAAAAGAAACTGGCTAGAAGCCAATAATCAATATTCCAGAGGAATCAAACATGGCAGATGAAACAAATAGCGTAAACCTCGAAGATCCAAAAGTTCAAGAGGCAATTCGCACATTAGTAGAAGCACAGGTGGCGGAGAAAACTGCTGGCTTGGTAAAGAACAAGCAGGAATTGCTTGAAGAAGCAAAGAATGCCAAGCAAGCGTTGAAATCTATCAAAGACAAATATGGAGAGGATCTTTCTATATTTGATAAATTGATGGCTGATGAACAGAAGCGTAAAGAGGCGGAAATGACTCTCGAAGAACGCCTAGAACAACGGTATGCACAAGAGAAGAAACAGCTTACAGATATGTGGGCAAATGAACGTACTAAGTTTGAAACTGAGACAAAGAGTAAAGACGCCGCTATCAAGAAATACCTAGTAGATGCAGAGCTTGAGCGGATTATTAGTGCAGAAGGTGGTAAGGCTCATTTCCTGAAGCCAGCCCTTGCAGGTCAGTTACAAGTGATTCAGGAAAACGGTGAATACAAAGTACGAGTGATGGACAGAGATGTTCCAAGGCTCACAATGGATGGCTCGCCAATGGGCATTACTGAATTGGTTAGGGCTTACAAGAATGACGAAGCGTGGGGTGCTGCCTTTAACGCTACAGGAGCAACAGGTGGCGGAGCCACAGGAAACAATAGTTCTTCCGCATCTTCAGGGGCTTTGTCCCGTTCTAAGATGACAGTAGAACAGAAAACCGCAAAGATAGCTGAAGTGGGCTTACAGGCTTATTTAGCACTTCCCGCCTGATTATCTAGCAATAGCTTAGTTTGCCAGAGGCGAATAAGGCACAGAAGAAACTAAGGCGTTACGCCAAACAAACTAAATTATTTATGAGGAAATAGAAAATGGCTATTGGTAAACAATCGGATTTCGTAATCTATCAAGACGAGTTTCACGCTGGCGTCACTGAAGTGATGCAGCAAGAAGCGGATGTTTTTAACACACAGTCTGCGGGTGCTATCACTCTGGAGACACAATTTCACAAGGGTAACTACAGCTCTGAATCATTCTTCAAAGAGCTTTCTGGCCTGACTTCACGCCGAGACACCACAAGCGTTGCTGCTGTCACTGACATTGCAATGACTATGGGTCAGGATGTTGGTGTTAAGCTGGATCGTAAGATTGGCCCTGTTGCTCAAACTCTTGACTCTTTCCGCAAGATTGATGCTGACCCACGGGTTATGTCATATATCCTTGGTACACAGTGGGCTAAGGCAATCATGGTTGAACAGCTTAACTCAGGACTGGCTGCTGGCGTCACTGCTTTTGGTAAAGACTTGTACGTTGGTACTGGCACTACTGGTAACACTGGTGTCGTTGGTACTGTTCCCGCAGCCACTGATACAATGACTCACTCTGCACTTACTCGTGGCCTTGGGGCTTACGGTGATGCAAGCCAGCGTGTTCGTGCTTTCGTTATGCACTCTAAGGTGTACTTCGATCTGATGCGTCAAGCGATTGCTGACAACGTGTACAACGTAGCTGGCGTAACTATTTACCAAGGTACTGTAGCTTCTTTGAATCGCCCTGTAATCGTATCTGATTCAGCTTCATTGATTTCAGTAGGCACTGGTACTGGTGGTATTGACGAATACTTCACTTTGGCTCTGACTGGTAACGCTATCAATCTGCGCGAATCAGAGGGACGTCAAATCCATTCCAGTATTGTTGATGGTCTGGAGAACTTGGTAATGCGGTTCCAAGGTGAATATGCGTACACTGTTGGTATTAAGGGTTACTCATGGGATATTGCTAACGGCGGTGCAAACCCAAGTTCTGCCACACTGACTACTGCGACAAACTGGGATAAGA